GCGGTAAGGACTCGCAGGTCATGCCGGTCAGGCAATCGAAAATCGACCCGGTGCAGGTATATCGCAAGAGCAGGCGGCGTGTCAGACCGGGCACGCTTTACACTATCAACACGAAATACTTCAAGGACATGGTGGCCGGGTCGATGGAAAATCCCATCGGCGGCGCCAACTCGACCGAGTATTTCGCAGAGGCCGGCGGCAGGTTCTTTCGCGAGCTATGTAACGAGCATCGCATCGAGGTCATCGATAAAAGGACCGGGCGCAAAGACTATCACTGGGAGCCGGTGGTGGCCGGCCGGCCGACACACTTTTGGGACTGCGAGGTCGGCTGTGCGGTGGCGGCGTACCTGAAAAACGTGCAGTACATGCAGCCGCCGAGCGCGGCAGCGCCTAATCGCAAAAAACGGCGCCGAACAAGCGGTTTTCTCGACGACGTGAGCATAGAGATATGACTGGATTCTTAGATGACATGCCGGATGTGAACCTACCCGGTGGCGGGCGGTCGAAACGTGCGCCGCAATTGCGGACTGTCAGGCCGAAGGCAAAACAGTCGGTAATCAATACCGGCGACGAGGTCCGCACGATTATCTGGCACGTGATAAAGTGCCCCGAGTGCGGCTCGACGAAGGTGCCGGTCGAAACAACGAGGAGGCCGATCCGTTATCATGTCTGCTCTGATTGTGGCTGTCATTTCAAGTCGGTGGAACAATAAAAGCAACCGCGGATTACGCGGATTTCGCGGAAAGAGATAATAAAAACAGCGTTAATCTGCGTCTAAAGCATATAAAATAAATTTTCAACTTAGTCCTACAACGTAGGAAGTGGGGGGTATGAAAATTTCTCAAATCTCCGTAGTCTGGAAGGCATGTCGGACACATTGGCACAAAAACTTGACCGTGTTCAGGCGGCGATTGAATCAATCGAATCAACCGGCCAAGCCATTTCTCAGGATGGCAAGGGTGGTTTGACGAGGGCGGACCTGAACACGCTCTATGCACGCGAGGAAAGGCTCGAACGCAAAATTGCAAGGGCGGCACGGGCGGGCGGAGAACGAGCGTTGGCGGAGTTTTGATGCGGGAAGTTAAACGTAACAACAAAAATATCACGCGCAGGTTAAGCGAAAGGTTCGACGATGTTGTCGGTATCGTCAGTCCCAGGGCCGCCTACAAGAGAAGGGCGTACCGGTACGCTTACGATGCCATCGACAAAAGCCGCCTGAGAAAAAAAAGAGAAGGGCCGGCGGGAACGGGCGATATACACCTGACCGAATATGCACTCTGCGAATTGAGGGAGAGAATGCGCGATCTCGGTCGAAACAACGGATTGGTCAAGGGACTCTTGAAAACCGAGCGGGATGGTGTTATAGGCTCGACCACTATGATACAGGCCAGGACCGGAGACGAAGGGTGGAACGCCCAGGCCGAGGCGGCGTTCAAGGCCGAGATGGTAGATATGCCTTGCGACGTTACGGGCAGATTCAATTTTCATAAGATACTGCGAGAATCTTATTTAAGCTATCGGCGGGACGGTGATATTATTTGTATTGCCCTGCCGGATACTCTGCAAATGTGCGAAGGGGAACAACTGGGCACACCATTCGGGAAAACGGAGGGTGAGCATTTTACCATAACCAACGGCATCGCCTTTTCAAAAAAGACCAAACGCGTAATCGGGTACTATATAGGCAAACCGCACGAATCGGGCTATTATATCGACCCTTCAACATACAAACAATACAGGGCCGACAGGGTACACCACATGTTCAACTCGGACAGGTTTAGCTATTCGCGGGGTGAACCGGCCCTTACCTCGGTCATCAATTCGATTGATACCCTTACCGGATACATCGATGCCGAGCTTGTTGCTGCGAAAGTAAACGCATGTTTCAGCATGTTCATAAGCAGAAAAGATGGATTCGATCCTCAGACTCCATTTACGAAGGGGGCGGAGCCTTCCGGTTATGATAAAGACACCGATATTCGCCTCGAAAAGATGGAACCGGGCACGATTATGTACGGTGAGGACGGCGAATCGGCGATGGGGATCGGCCAGAAAAGGCCGGGGTCCTTGTTTGATCCGTTCGTTTTACGAATGTTGTCTATAATCGCCCGGCCTTTATGTATGCCGTTGATGTTGGTTACGCTGGATTTTTCGGGCGCTACGTTTATGAACGCCCGGATAGCTTACCAAAAGGTTCAGGATGCGTGGATAGACGAGCAGAATACGGGGGTAAAGCCCTTCGGCTCGTGGATATGGCGTTGGTTTATCGACCGGATGATAACCCAAAAAGTCCTTACGGACGTTAAAGATAAGTATAGGCACGAGGTTGTTTGTAATCGCTGGCCGTATGTGAACCCATTCCAGGAGGGCAAGGCCGATGAGATTCAGCTTAATAATAAAACCACCACTCGGACGATAATTTGTGCGAGGCAGGGATATGAATTCACTGATATTGTCGATCAACTCGCCAAAGAGGAGGAGCTTTTGGAGAAAAATAAACTTGTCCAAGTTGAAAATTCAAAAGGACAAGAAAAGGACAAAGTGCAAAAAGGGGACAAAGGCAATGAATAAGAACAAAACCTCGGCACCGGCAAAGGCGTGTGTGTTTTTTGATATTTGTACGGTTAATTTTGCCGAAAGCGGCGAGGCCGAAAAAAACAGATTCAGAATAGTCGGCTATTCCGGCGAGGTCATTCAGGATCACTGGTACTGGGGCAATATCGCTTTTGACCTGAGCGGTATGAAATTCGCAAAGCCGGTAACACCCATTCTGGCCGAACATGACAGGAAAGTGCGTCTGGGATTTACCGACAAACAGGAGATCGCCGAGCAGGTTATTGTCGAGGGTCCGTTTCTCGGCAACGACGAAGCAACAAAACTGAGAGACGACATGAGGGCGGGTTTTCCGATGGAGGCGTCGATGTACATACCGCCTTTTGTGGTCGAACAGGTATCGAAAGGAACGAGCGTCCAGGTAAACGGCAGGACACTGGACGGTCCCGGTGCGGTTTTCAGAAAATCGGAGATAAAGGAAGTGAGTATGTGCGTTTTCGGCGCCGACAGTCACACGGCATCCGAGGCCATTGCGGCGGCCGAACACGCAGAATCCATATCGTATCGTGTAGAAACAAATCAAGACAATTTTAACGGAAAGGATAAAGTTATGTCCGAAACAAAAACGGAAATGACACTCGCTTCCTTCAAAAGCGAGCACACAGACCTTTATGGTCAGGTATTCGAGGCCGGGCGGACCGAGGGCAAAAAGACCGAGCAGGATCTGTTCGCGGCGATAGTCACCGCCTGCGGCGATGACCACGAACTGGCGATCAAGTGCTACTCGGAAGGAAAAACGGCGATGGAAGCCCTGAAAATGCGGAACGAAAAGCTCGCAGTCGAATTGAAGGCGGCGAAGGAAGCGTCCGCACGGCATGCGCCCGACGCCGACCCGGCCGAGGCCGAGTTTGCCGACGACCAGGCGAAAAAGGCAGGGGCGAAGTCGAAGGACCCAGCCGAACAGACCGAGGCCGAGCAGCGCGAGACGTTCCAAAGGTCGAAGGAATTGCAGGCCGAGTTCGGCGGCGATGAGAATGCCTATATCGCCTTTTTGAAGGCCGAGGCCGACGGTCGGGCGAAGGTACAAGGTCGGAAATAAATCGAGAATCGTGATTTTTAATTTGTAATTAGTGGATCACAAAAAAACAAAAAAGAAAGGTTGGTTATGGGCAAACAAAAGAACCCACAGACTCCGGTTGAAGAACCTACATCGCCACAGATAAAACCGGTCAAGCCTTCGAAACCTGCAGGTCCCCGGTTCAGGATAACCGGCGCTGACCCTTACGCACTCGGCGTGCTGCGGTGTCTCAATAATCTTTTGGCCGAGCAGGGAGCCGAGGCGGAGTGCCTGCCTTTGGTTTTAAGGCCGGATGATCCGAACGCGCTGGCGGTTTTGGCGAATTATCGCCAGAGATGCGGCGGTGCCGGTCTGGCGGACGGTGTGAGGTTGAAGGCGGTTGAGGCGGCGATAGTAGAGTTCGGCGGCAAGTTGTAAGGTTCGATTAAGAAAATTGTGTTTTATCTATCGGTTGTAAAAAAAAGTAAATACTATTTTTAAGAATAGCGAGGTGTAATATGGCTACATTAGCAGCAAACGCCCCACTTATCCATGCCTTGGGGCAGCACAATTCGGTGCCGATAATCGCGGCTGACATTGTTTATGAAGGCGCGGCGGTCGGTGATAACGCGGCCGGTTACGGCCGGCCGTTAGTGGCGGGTGATAAGTTTTTGGGTCACTCGGTGGACAAGGTTGACAACGCAACAGTGGCGGGGGCGGCGGGCGCCAAGGACATCAGGCTGCTCTCCGGCCGGTACCGCCTGGAGGTTGCGCTTGTCGGCTTGATAACCGATGTGGGCCAGCCGGTGTATATGTCGGACGATGCGACGTACACGTTCGACCCATCAGGAAACAGTTATGTCGGTGTGATTACGCGGTATGTATCGGCGACGAAGATGGAGATCGAGTGCCGGCCGGGCGAGGTCGATGAGTTCGGGCCGGACCAGAACCGCGACACCAAGACCGATGACTACACGACCGACATCCAGGACAGCGGCAAGATTATCTATCTCGGGACGGACGCCAAGACAATCACGCTGGTCGCCACAGTTGCGGGATACCGAATCAGGATTGTCAATATCGGCGGCTTTGGTGTGGCCGGTATCGCGGTTGACCCGAACGCCGCCGACCTGTTTCTCGGTGGCTGCGACAATGCCGCCGGCGGCGATGGAAAGAAACTGACGAACACCAAGGCGACTGCCCAGCGCGGCGACTACCTGGAGCTTATCAGCGATGGCTCGACCGGCTGGACCATTGTGGGCATGAGAGGAACGTGGGCGCAGGAATCGTAAGAAAAGGCTATTTTCTGAAAAGTAAATAGGGGTTCGGCTCACCGCCGGCGGGCGGTGGGCCGACGAAAGAACAAATTAAGCGGCAATTGGGTGCCCAATCACCTGATTGCCGCTTTTTTTGTTGCCCCACAAATAGAGAAAACATTTTTTATGAAAGGATATAACGATGAGTGGAAGTGCATTATCTTCAAGGGCGATTATCGGCAAGTTTTACGCCTCGCTCGAACAGTATATGGGTCAGAGCTGGATTGATCAGATTTCCATGCCGTTCGACAGTGATCAGGAGTCCGAGACATATAAGTGGCTCGGCATGGTTCCCCAGATGCGAGAATGGTTGGGCGGCCGTCAGGCCAAGGGGTTCCGCGACAACGGGATCACAATCACTAACAAGAAATTTGAAGCAACGCTCGAAGTGCTTGTTGACTGGCTCCGCCGCGACAAGACGGGCCAGCTCAAGATCCGCATTGCGGAGCTGGCGACCAGGGCGGGCGGCCACTGGGGCGAACTTTTGAGTACGCTAATCACCAACGGCACCGGCGAAACGAGTGGGTTGTGCTACGATGGTCAATACTATTTCGACAGTGACCACTCCGAGGGCGACAGCGGCACACAGCTCAACCTCCTGACGAGTTCCCAGGTGGCGTCGCTGGACGTGACAACCGCGACGACACCGACACCGGTTGAGGCGGCAAAGGCAATCCTGGGCGTTATCGGCTACATGCTGACATACAAAGACGACCAGGGTAAACCGATGAATATGGCGGCCCGCAACTTCTTGGTGATGACATCACCGACGCTGTGGCAGTTCCTGACACCCGGCGTTTACAATCCGCTGGTGTCGAGCGGCGAGACGAATCCCATAGCCGGGATCATAGCCAATACCGATTTCAGCGTCAACATCGTGGCTAATCCGTACCTGACCTATACGACGCAGTTTGCGGTGTTCAGGACCGATGCACCGGCCAAGCCCTTCATTCGACAGGAAGAAGAACCTATCTCGATGAAGGCGGTGGCCGAGGGTTCGGAGCTTGAGTTCAACGAGGACAAGCACCATTACGGCATCAAGGCGATTCGGAACGTCGGTTACGGCTACTGGCAGTATGCGGCTCACGCAACCATGAGTTAAACGCAAATCAGTCGGGATTTTGGCGGCTTTTATATAGAAAGTTTCTGCGGCGGGCGGCCTCGAGCCGTCCGCCCGGAATCTTATGAAAGGGATTTGCGATGGCCGAACTCAATGCTCAGGACAAAGACTGGATAAGGCTTACGGCGCGAGAGTTGGCTTTTCAGGCGATAAAAGAGACGCTTTCCATACACATCCAGAGTTGTCCGCACGGCCTGGCGATGATAAAGGCGAAGTGGCTCATCATCGGCGTAAGTATCGGGCCGATGCTTGTCGGCGGCGGTGCGGGATTCGCCCTGGCGAAGCTGTTCGCATCGATGTGAAAAAGCGAAGGGGAACTCCG